TGGAAGTAGCTGAGGTTGTACCCTCGTTGCCATTCTTTACCTCTAAAAGAGTCCATTGAATGTGGGTTAGCAGGTATGTGGTAATAGTCTCCACGTTTTTCTGCCGCACTAAAAGCTTTACGCCCCTCGTGGTAAAACCTGTCCACTGCTTTTTTATTAGCCATTACGTCCTCACCCTGCTGAAATATCTACAATTTCACACACACCTGCGGTACACGCTAATTCACGCCCACCTGATGTAGTATCTTCTTTCTCAAAGTCCTGTAGCTTAGACCATTCTACCTTCTTAGGCATTTTAGTCAAGAACTCTTTGTATTGCACCTCATCAATGTCTTGATAGGGTGCTTGCTGGTAGGTGTGCTCACTAAAGGGTAGAAAGCTGATGCCACTAACCTCATCAAAATGCTCGTACACCCAAGCACCTACGTCCATCCATTCCGATTCCTTAACCGAAATTGTCACGCTAGGCTTATGTTCGCACCAATGGCGCTGATATGTTAGCCACAGTTCAAGCTGTTCAATGGCAGTCATAGCAGTACGTGTCACCGCACCTTGTGGTGATTTCATAGGAAAGCTAAACACTGTGGTGCTGTCAGGCTTCATTACATCAGGCTCTGCAGGGATACCCTCAGATATTAGGAACTGTGTGAGCGGGTCTTTGTTGTCACCACGCACAGTACGAATGTAATAAGGATTGTGCCTTGCATGAATGCCGCTGGCAGCGTCTGTAAGTTGGGATACAGTACCACTAGGCTTCACACATGTAACGGCTGTGGATTGCGGAATGCCCAGCTTTTTAGCGAGTGCTTCATTTGTTTGTACGGAAACATCACGTAGCATTTCAAGCGTCACTTCTAGCTTATTACCCGCTGTAGCAGTTAGTGTGCTATCCATGATGCCAGTAAGTGACACGCCAAGCAATCTTTCTTCTTCCGTATTTTTCTTCCACACATGGCGAAGATACTTAAAGTTAGTCAATGTAGACTGGAATGTACCAAGAATAGTAGCAAGACGTACCTTGTTCTTCAATACATCAATCGTATCATTCTCACGTACCACTACCTCTGACAGATTACAAAACTGGTATGGACGCAAGATAATCTCACTGCAAGGGTTGCAGCCGAAGTCATGGTTTATCTCACGCCTACCATTTTTAGCGGCTTGCTTAATTGCAGACTGGCGATTAAAGATACCGCGTTCACCTGACTTACTGTCGTACAGTGACAGCCACTCACGCATGAACGTACCCATCTCAGGCTTAGTCTTATAAGCTACTGAATTGTTAGCCAGCGCACGTTGACCCTCATTCTCCCACCATTGACCTGACTTGGCGTGTGCCATCTGGTCATCATTAAGGTTAGATAATGAAATCAATGCGCTGCGGCGTACACCGCCCACAACTACCACTTCACCAATCTTACACATGATGTCGTGACATTCGATTGGGTATAACCGGCGCCCTGCGGCACCTTTAAACTTCTGTACAACAAACTCAAAAAGCTCAACCAGTGGCTGTGGGCCTGACGCCCTACCACCAAATGTCTTGAGCCTAGCACCTGCAGGGCGTACATCAGACACATCCCACTTGGGAACTTGACCTGTGTACAGCATAGCAATTAGTTCTTTAAGAGACTTTGCCCATCCAGGACGGCTGTCGCCAACCTTAATTACTGTGTCTGTTGTGTGAAACTCTTCCGCTACGATGGGTAGCTTTTCGATACAGTGGCGTTCAACAGAGAAGCCTACCCCTGTACCGCACATAAGAATGTACATTGTCTCATCAAACGCACGCGGGCTATCCACTGGCACGTAAGAACAATTGTACCCACCTACATGGCAACGGTCTAATGCAGGACCAGCAGTCATCAAGGCTCTCATGCTAGGCATAATGGCCTGACTTAGGACAGCTTCTTCTAGTTCTTTCTTCAGTGCGGGCTGTAGCTTATAACCATGTTTAAAATGCAAATGGTCAGCCATATAGTCAAAATATCTGGATACAGTCTCACTCCAAGTCTCACGACGCTGTTCGTCTTCTTTCCATCTCGCATAGCGAGACAATGCAATAAAATTCTGGTAGTCTGTAGGTAGTTGATTATTCATGTGCCATCCTCACGCTAATTTTAGCAGGTTTTATACCTTCAACATCAAACAATAAATCTTCTAAGTATTCTTTCAAAGTATCAGAAGTTTCATCAATATCAATATTAAACTCATCTAAATCAATAGATGCAGATATCGTAATGTTAGCTTTTATCTTCCTGCTCATTTTTTAGTTCCAAAATTAAACGGTCTGTATAAAACCGCGCTTTCTGCAAATCCTCAACAGACTTGCCCTTGTGACGTTCCCGCCACGTGTATTTGATATTGCTACCCTTACAGTAGCCCCTAAACTCTTCTGGAGTCAGGGCAGCTTTAATAGCCTCAATACATTCAATCCCACCCTTTTTATAATGGGGTGGGTGATTGACCATATCAACATTGTGCGCCTCTTTCATAGCTTCTTTCATAAAATCTTCGTGTCTCATATTTATCCTCAATCACAAGAGTCCATTCTAGACATGTAAGCGACGTACTTATTATCTTCTAGGGCTGTTTTAATAACTTTTGTATCGTAGCCCAATGATGGATACATTCTGTAGTACCTATCTATATCTTCTTGTAGTTCTGCAGAACTTTCGGCTTCTAACCTACGTCGAATATCTTTTGGCATTTTCTACTACCTTTATTGATTCAGCAATTTGTTGTGCGATTTGAGGGACAATGGCATTGCCTAGTCCTTTAAGTCTGTCCACCCTTTTGGGTATCCCATTAGCCACTCTACCCACATTGGGTTCAGTTGTCCACCAGTTTTGCTTTGATTGTCCGTGTGTTGCACTGCTACATCCAGTGTGTCCCACGACACTTTGCCGTTCCGTATCCTGCCACCCTGATAGCCGCCCTTGTGGTCTCTGGTTGTCGGAGTCGGCCACATCCGTACTTGGTCCGCTAGATTCGCCCCAAACTTCAGGTCTGGATTCGTCTTGCTTATCCTGCGACCCTTCTCGTCCAGTTGGCGTGGGCCGCCCGTCCCATCCGTGGTCCTTGGAGTTGCCCACATCTTCACGTATTCTGGATTCACCTGTTCCCGCAGATTGCTGGGACGCTTCCTGCCCTTCCTGTGACCCTCTTTCATTCTCTCCATGCTCTCCTTGGAGCGTAGAGGTAGATGGTCCATTGTGTTCGGTGTAGCCCACAATCCAGACTCTATCTCGCTTATGGGGTGCGCCGATGCCGCTAGCTGGAACAATAAACGTCCTTGTGGAGTAGCCTTCGGTTTCCAAGTCAAGGAGCACAGCGTCGAGTCCCAAGCTGATGTGACCATAAACGTTTTCGAAAACAACCCAAGAGGGTCTTTTGGATGCAACAATTTTGCGGATGTGCGGCCAGATGTGACGTGGGTCTTCTTTGCCTTTCCGGTTTCCCGCTTGGGAGAAGGGCTGGCAAGGGTATCCTGCTGTGAGGATATCGCAGTCTGGAACAAGGTTGTCTGGGTCATTAGCTAATTCCTTTACATCTGATTTAATAGGTACGTTATTCCAGTGCTTCTTCAATATGTTCCTGCACCATTCCTCAATATCACAGAACATTACTGGGGTTGATAATCCAGCCCACTCAAAACCAAGAGCGAACCCTCCAATACCACTACATAAATCTACGTGTCTCACTTCAGTGCTCCGTTATGCTAACATCTTTATCATCAGTGAGGCTTTCCTCACCAAGCTCTAGTACAGCTTCTGTATCTATGGTGGCTTGGAATGCCATGCCACGTGTCAACAAAGTGTAAAATATTAAATCTTCTTCATCCATATTATCTAAAGGATGATGATATATTTCAATTCCAAAACCTTCATTATCGTTATCGTGTCGCACCACAACGGCTGAATCGCCTGGATTCAAATCTACTGGGTTTTTTTCTGACATACGGCCACCTTTATGAAATGCTCTGCATCTACAACAGCAAGAGGCTTTTTGTGGTTCATTTTTACAATCAACAAAGGTTCTCCACCGGAGTCATGGCTAATTGCCTGTTCATAGTAATTGTATAGTGTAGTCATACGCTCGGCATTCTTACACTCTATGTCATAGGGAAATTGTGAATAGGCGGCAGTTGACATCTGTACGTCAACACCATTAACCCCCATAGGGGTAGACCTCACATCAAGGGACGTTACTTTTTTTAGAATACTGAGTAACTGTTCTGCTACCCAGTTTTGTAGCTTACGTCCCTTTGCTTTCGCTGACCTGACTGACATCCGTTTTTTCGGCACGGACTTCATTGATGTGCTTTGCGGAGAAGGCGCAGACTTGGCCTTCGCAGTAGAGCGTCGGGAAGGGGACGCCTTCTTTAAGCTCCGTGATGAAGTCGTAGGCTTCCGCTTCAGTTGTTTTAAAGATTTTTGCTGACGCAGTACCATCAGGTGTCCTGTACTGTATTGTCATGATTACGCCAGTAGTCTGTGATGTGGGTGTACCAGACGAACTTGGGGTTTTTGGATTTGCTTGGTAATTGCTTTCGGAACTCCAAGTTTTTCCAGCAATGTTTTTTGTAGTCGCACCATGTGCACTCAAACCCCAATACCCGATTTCCGGTTTCTTTCTTGTAGAAAGATTCTGGAGCATCAGAAAACTGTCGTTTAAACGGCTCAGTGGAGTGTGTTGCAGAAATGGATTTCTGTATTTTCTCATTTACTTCTTCCTTCTCCGTAGTAGTATCGGGGGCTTCAGTAAAAGCAATTTCTCCAGTAGATTTATTTAAAGCAATCCATCCTTTGAAAGGCTTACCAGCGCCCATACCGTAGCCAATACCTTGTGCTACGTAACCAAATGAATCTTTGTCTTTAATTCTATTAAAGCCATCAGGCGTATTGAACTTGTGTTCAAAAGCAAATGGCGATGCGGTTTTAATATCCCAAATACCATCGTCAAGTTCTACGTCATATTCACCATTGATAACTGTGTCACCAACTTGGTAAGATATTTTTGTGTGTTTGGATTTTATGTCGATGCCAGCCGCTTCCATCAATGTGAACATGGCAGCTTCCATCAAGTCTCCCATAATCATACGCATTTTAAAATCATATGATGGGGATTCTGGTTGTACGCCACTAGCTTGCATCTGTAGCTGGCAGGATGGTTTTCCCACATTACTCATACGTAATGTGAAAGCTTTATCCCTAGGAGCGAACTGTTTCTCCATAGCATCACGTGCATATTGCGCAAACCTATCAAGGGTGTGGGAAGACATTTCTGCCTCCCCACGAGCCGCCTTTGAAAGGAATGAAAGAAGGCGGCTTTGATTTACATTCATGATGCCATTGACTCCGGTATGTCATCATTAAGCACATCATCCATTGTAACAGTAGTGGCTTCTGCGTCAATTATATTTCCAGAAGAACGCAATGCAGAATCGTAATCCTTCATAACATCCTTGTTTTCAGTTTCAATATAAGAATTGAAATCTGCCAACAAATTCTGGTCATCCTCACCAAAGTCTAGGGGACCATTAGGTGATGAGAATGTCCCAACATAATAAATAACAGAGCCGTTCTTTTCCTTCTTCAAGGAAACAACCATGTCATAATAAATGAATGGCTTACGTTGGGCAGTCAATGCATCCAAGGGTACAGAGATAGGCATGAAGTTGGCACCACGTGCTTTCCAAATTATAGGCATATTCGCAACTTCGCGTTTTTCACCTTTGGCATTAACTGCATCATTGAATGTAACTTTACCAAAAAGCATACGATAACATTTGATATCCTTCTGCTTAGTAGCTTGTTCTACGGTTAGGTTATCACGCTTCGCAGATGGCACAGAACCACAACGCATAGTTCCAGTTGAATCAGGGACTTCGGTTTGTGGATACAAGTTGTTTGCCATAATTGACTTCCCTACGAACTCACCTTCGGTTTGGTCATAGTGAATATACTGATAACGCTGCATAAACAATTGAAACTTAATTGTTTTAGCATATACATTTTCGCCATCCACATTAATTGTGAATGTGCCAGATGGTAATGCGTTGCCATCATCATCTTCAAAGTCACGGTTAATCTTCAACACCTTTAATGTTGAGGTGGCTTTCGATGGCATTTCTTGACCAGTTAACTGGGCAATTTGTTCGTAAGATAGATTATTATTAATAGTAGGTAATGTAGTCATTTTTGACCCTTCCTTTAGTTGAATAGAGGTTTTATCACATAGCTTGTTGGTAGTCAAGCGCAAAAGTATCCATGTCGAGCCAATTTTTTCCTACCTCGACATCGACTTCAAGTGGCACCACCCACTTGACATTGTAAAGTTCTTCAAAAGCCTTAGTCACACCAGTCATTGCGTCATATGTAATCCTAGCAACCAATGCCTCCTCACCAGGATACACGTCCAAAACTATAGAGTCGTGGACCGTATTGATGACAATAGACTTACAGCTATTATCTCTAAGTGCACGGTGCAACGAAAGCATCGCCAACGGCACCAAGCAACCACCCGCCATACCTTGTACAGGGTAGTTCTTGATGGAGGGCGCTCCCGATGCAGCACCTGAAGAAAGGCGTCTAGCATCTGGAAAAGCAAATTGCTGACCAGTGAGCAAAGTAACACTATTGTGTGAAATAGCCTCAGTCTGCAAATCTTGATGCCATTTAGCAAGCTTTGGGTATTTCTCTGTAAACGCTTGGTAGTAAGCCATCTCGCTTGGTGTGCCGGTAGACCCTCCATAGAGAGGTTTGAACGTGTGCGCTT